CAGGAATTGCACTTTGATTAGAAGCAATGGTAACCGGAATAGATGCAGACATTGTAGTCTGACCTAAAGCAATTGCGGATCCACCAACTTCAGTTAGATTCGTAGTCCAAGGACCACCAGCTTGAGTAACAGCACCGATCGTGTTACTACCAGCAGGAATTGGAGTTTCTAAATTTACTTTTAAATTACCAGAAGCGTCACCTTGCAATGCTGCTTGCTGACCATTGGTAAGAGTGATACCGCTTGATTCATATACTAAGCCACCCAACATTGATTTGGTACCGGCTGTTCCAGGAGCAACAGAACCGTCTGCTAAATCAGAAGTAATCCATGGAGAAGTTCCTTGGTTTACAGAACCGATAGTTGCAGATCCTGCAGGTAATGGAGAATTTGGTGAGAAGGCCACAACAAGTGCGGTATTGGTTGCAATTGCTGATGTTGAAGCAGGAAGGACCGTAGCCAATTGAGTTGTTGGATTGGTACCGTCTCCAATTTTAATAATAACATCATCTGGAAGCGATTGTCCTGGATACTGCGACCGAATTGGAAGTTCACTACTGTAATCTGACATAAAGATCTCCTATTATTCTGCTGCTAAAGCGGCCTTTAATTTTTCTTCTAATTCTTTTTCTGATGCAATAGACACATCTATACTTTTTTGAATTCTAGCAATAGTATCTTGAAGTTCAAGTACACGTAATTCTTGATCTTCTTTACCCAAAATTACTCTTTTTAAGTCAACTTGTAATTTTTTAATTTCATATGGAGTCATAGCATCGCCTTTTCATAAAGATTGCAGTTGTTTGTTTTTAAGCTGGAAGAACTAGAACTTGAATCCGACCCTCAAACGAGGCCGATGAAGCTCTAAAATTATAAACCTGAACCTGTATAGTTTGACCAGCAGGGATAATTAAACCTGAGTCATTTCCAGTAGTAAAATTAAATTCCCCTGTATAATCACCAGCATAGTTAGTTCTGGCAGTAGCCTGTACAGCCCCATTAATGAATAAATCGTATCTGGCAATGTTTTCTCCAGAAAACGCAGCTCTTTGGAATACTGCTTGCATGCCTGCTGGGACAGTGTAACTCACTATAAAGGAGGTAATTCCTCCTGCTAAAGTTACCTCGCTATAAGTATTGACAACAGTTGAGTTTGGGCTAGGGACCGCTTCTACAATTACATTAATTGACCCGTCAGGGTTGACGGTCATTGTATTGCCACCCTCGATAATAGAGACGGCCCCTATACTTATGCTTCCTTCGAGGGCTACAGGAAGAGGGTTTGAGTTATTGTAGTGATTCCCGTACTCATCTACCGGAATCGTTCTCCAGGCGTCTACAGGATCGTTTTCATAGGTTGCTAGGAGTCTAGCTTCCATGGGAACTGTTTGTTTAGGCTGTTCCGCAGCGGAAATGGTGGATAGTGTAGCAGTCGTAAACATGCTCACGTCTACATTGTGGTCCATCCCACCTTTTGTAGCGCCAACCCACAAGGTTGTAGAATCCACAACTCTCTTGATATAAACTGTTAATTTGGTAGGAGTATTATTTGCAAGCGTGGCTTGCATCTGGACATAAAAGCCTGAACTATCAACGACTTGTACGACACCCTCTGTGCTACCATTTGCGGTAAGCGATACAGGTGGAACCGCATTATAATTGCGTTCTGTAGCCATTTTCCATTTTCCTTAACCTAGAATCATGACCCATGCCATGAAGCTGATGTAGTTAAGATTGCTTGTAATTAATTGTTAAGAGGTCCAGGAAATCTGAATTCTTGGTGGGCCTGGATAAGCGTGATCGAAGAAGGGGTTTATGTATCCTGGAGGGAGCACTTCTGGAAATCCCGGCACAAATGATGGATTGTAGCCATATACAGGATAAATTGGGAAAAGTACGGCATATCCCAAGTTAGTAAAATAAGTCTTAACGTAGGCCGAAGTCACCAAAGGCGGTAATACTGGCTGTACAAGGAATAGACCGTTAGATATAGCCTGATTGATTAAAACGGTCGTAGCAGCTATGAATTCGCTTTGGGCAGCAGCCACATCAGCTGTATTGGTTGCTGTAGATTCTGTATTTGCAGTTGATGCGTTCGGTAAATTAACCATATTTATAAGATTGGACTAAGAGATAAGCTTATTTCCTTTAGAGACATTCTCGTGTCCCGTTAAGATCTGCAGATTCCAAGGAACATGAAGACCTCTTATATTCTTACCCTGAATAGGAACAATATGGTCTACATGATAAGAAATTCCGGTAGTTTTACTTAAGTCGTTTGCTTTTATGTAAAAATTCTCTATTTCCATTAATTGATCTGCCGTTAACCATTTAGGAGTGGCTTCAACCTTTAAAGCTCGACGTTTAGCGATCCTAGCGTTTTTTCTGCCCTGATTAAGCCTATCATATGTGGCGTTTCTATTATCTATTAATTTCTTGTTTTTAGCGTAATATACTGACATATATTCAGCTTTTTTTATAGCAATTTTTTCTTTATTTTTTAGGCGATACTCTAGATGCTGTAGGGCAATTTTTTCCTTGTTTTTTAAGCGATATTCTGCCCTTTGGGAATTTATTCTTTTCTTATTTTCGTGTTGATAAATAGCATTTTTATTTAAGATTCCATCTTTGTTTTTCTTATAATGTATTGATTTATAAATCCTACAACATTCTTTACACCAAGAATTCAATCCATCTTTCGTAGTCTTTAGCTTATCGAATTCCGATAGTGGCTTTACTAAATTACATTTTTTGTTAGAACAAGTCTTTAAATTAGGGTGAGCAATTGACATATATCTAAGATTATATCATATTACAATGACTTACAACAAAAAAGCCCCATATAATTAAATATATGGAGCTTAAATATTAAATATTTTAATATCCGATTAAGGAAGAGAAACTGCGCCTGCTTCAGAATCGTTAGGAGCAGATTCATCAGTAACAGCGATACCTTTATAGGTAAGGTTGATCTTGCTGGTTGCACGAGATTGAAAATTATTCGAATTGGTATCAGGAAGACATCCAATAATTGTAGCCATAGAAGCTCCAGTTGGGTTTTCACGGTCAGCAACGGTAATTGTAACTGGTCCCAAACCAAGTAATTGATTCAAGGTAGGGAATTGTCCAAGAGCTTTCACTCCGTATCCATAAACCCTAAAACCTGTACAAGCAACGTTAACTGCATTGTAGCTTACCAAAGTAATTTCATCTGGTGAATAACGTCCAAGAAGATGGATATCTTCAGAAGAAATACTTTCACTGATTTGACAAGAATCAAAAATACCAATTACGACTGGTCCAGATCCATTGTCAATCGATACAACTGATCGACCACCGGTAATAACTTTTGATGCTGCAGCGGAAATTCCGCCCCGTCCACTGTCATCTATAATTGCCATAAACTATCTCCTTAAAATCTATTATGAAGCAGATTGTGTAACTGCACTAAGAGCAAGATTGATTGCTACGAAGTAAATGCTGGTTGTTAATTTTGCTTCCACATTCACATACATTGAGGGAGCCGTAATTTGGATACTTGCATTCTTGTATCCAAGTGGCGCATCACTTGAAGTGGTAGTCATTTTCAGTTTTTTGTAATAATCAAAACGTTGTTGCAGGAAACTTAAAGCTGAAGCAGCAGAAACGTCCGCTACAGACTTACCAACGATCGCAGTTTGGAAACTTTGTGCCAAGTCAAGAGATAAAATATCAGAAAGATAAACTGATTGAATTGAATTGTATACAAAGTTTTGGTCGAGTCCGTAAGTAGTTTGATCTGATACCCAAAGAATGCCTGAAGTGTTTTGAGCAAGAACTAAAAGTCCTGCAGTCAAAGCATCAGAAACATCATCTGGATCACCAGAGTTATAACCAGCAGGATCTTGGAACGAAATTGCGTTCGTCAAATGATTGCAAATTGATTTGTAGAAACCTGCAGTCTGCATCCCAGCAGCCAAACAAGCAGCATACCAAGGCAAGAACAAGGTACTATTACCCAAAGAGTTAATTTGTGTAACTTGCTGACAAGTCAAATCACAACGATAACTTGCAAGTTCTTGAGCTTGAACTTTGCAATTTGCATAAGTATCGTTGATCGATAAAATTGCAGTACGATTGCGTTTCAAAGTAGGAGTTGAATATTGAATACAATGAGATTTTAGCAATTCATTGATCGCATTAATCGTATAGGTAGAAGATGGAGAAGTATTGCCAGCAGCGATGTCAGCAGTTGCATCTTGAGAAAATAAAGGAACAATAATGTTCACTTGAATTCCAGCAAATTGGGCAATTGCATTCACGATATCAGCAGCGAGAGTCGGTCCGAGCAATCCACCTGAAAGATAAGCAAGAGCAGCAGGATCTGGAAGACCAGCAACTGCCGTTGAAGTAAAGTTAACCGCAGTAGAGGTTGAGAGAGCGGCTTCGAAAGCAGCAACAGAGTTTTTGATACGACCTGGCTGAACATCTGCGGTAGAAGCGATCCCAAGAGCAGTTACTTGATCTAAAGCAGAAGTAGGATTTGAATTTACTGAAGAATTGTAACTAGCCGAATAACCTGGTTGAGAATTAATGTAGGCCGCAAGTTGACCAATAGTGGTGAATTGATTTAATTCTATAGATAAATTTGCTCCAATTCCACCAGTTACAGTAGTAGTTAATGTAGTAGCATTAATGGTAACAGTTGCAGTTGTTCCTTCATAGCCCATAGAAAGAGCGATTACTGGAGAAATATTAAGAGTCTCATTAAGACCAGTGCTAGAATTAACGATTTGAACTTCAACCGCTGGTTCATCCGAAGAAGTATAGAGACCTGAAGAAAATCCTAATGCAGCCAAATCACCTGGAGTCGAATCGATTAACTCAAACGATTTTCCGAATCCTTCGCTATAAGCAGCAGCATCGGCTGGAAGACTGATAGAAACAGTATTTGGAGCAGTTCCAGGAGCAGCAACTAAAGTTGTAGCCATTGCTGTGAAAGTAGCATTTAATGAAGTTACCAATGTCGCAACGTTAGTAATTGTTCCTGTAGGAGTAATTACTATGGAAGGACCACCATTTACCCGAACAGTAAAAGTAGCACCAGAAAGACCACTGTATGAAGTGATAGTATTTCCGGTAATGGTTGGAGCAACTTCAGCTTGAAGTGCGGTAGTGGTGTAACTATATTGATTTCCACCGGATCCATAGTTTGAAGCAACTAATGTCCCATAAGTAGAAGCAGAATGGGTCAACATGAAAGCAGATGCTTCACGACCTCTATTTGTTTTACAGATATAAATTGAAGATGGAGCACCGGTAATATCTGGATCATTGCTTGAAGCACATAAAGCTGCGAAACCATCAACGATTGGACCTGAACCATAAATACTTCTAACGGTATTTAAGGCAGAAGGACCAAAAAAGTTATTGGCTAATGTTGTAACGGTATAATCAGGACCCGCACTAGCTTCGCCCATGATGAGGACGACACCTGAGGTAGCCAAGCCAGATGCATTTGAAATCACCTGAGTGTTGGTATAGGCACCTGGGACATTTGTGTTTAACCACGGAGTAACAATTCTTTGTGACATTTTTAATATCTCCTATTACTTAATCTTTTTAAGCCCGAAGTGAGCTAAGCCATTAGCAAAACTTTCTGGCGTATCCATATTGATTGCTTTTAAATGTAGCCAAAGCGCTTTTTCAATAGATTTGGCTTTTTGATATTTGGATTTATTTGCGGCCCAAAAAATACGAAAAGCTTCTCTCTTTTGATCTTCATTTAAAACTTTTGGAGTTGGCTTATAAAGCGAAGTTCTCCATTGACGGGCTTCTTCTAAGCTCATTTCGTCTGATTTAAATTCTTGTTGTTTCTTTTCCTTAGCCATCTTATTATCCTGGTAACTTTGGTTTTGACATTTGATGAATTTGATTCAAAGTAGCTTCATGAATACTTTTAGCGCCTTGTTTTGCTTCTGCCGCACCTTTAGGAGTAGAAAATTGTGCATTGCGAACCATATTTCCGGCTTCGCTCATTCCGCCACTACGACCGTTATTTCCGGTTTGATTAATACCAGTTTGATTTTGATTGCTTTCAGTTGTTGCGCGAACATTACCGGTTTTTCCACTCATTTTAGAAGCATCTTCACTGAGTACGCCTTTACGAGCTTCTTCACTTTTATCCATCTCTTTAGACTTTTGACCTTTTTTGTGCTCCATGCGTCCCATAAACTTAGCCAGCTTAATGTGACCTCTCATTTGTGGCTCTGCATGTGCTGGATCTGAATTCTTCTCTTCATGTTCCTGAACATCTTGCTCTACTTTTTCACCAAGGTCCGCATCTGCTTTTGCATCAGGATTTTGCCCTTGTTCATCGGATTTATTCATTTTTGCTTTAATAGCGCCATCGATTTTGTCGGCACTCTCTTCAGAATAGCCTTCACGTTTCAATTTGGAATGAATTTTAGCCCAATCCCCTTTAGCTAGGCTAGAGGATTTATAGAGTTCTTCGGCTTTTTTAAGAACTAAAACAGCCGCCTCTTGTGGAGTAAATTTTTTATCTGACATAGTGGGTCTCCATATAATATGTAAGATTGGTTAAATCAATCTACAATAGTATTCATCTCTATTAACTTATTGTTTTTATTAATCTTTATTTTTTGCATATCCATAATTGTCTTTTTTCTATGATCTTCTTTCCAAAGAGGCTGCAAATTAGTGTAATGACATAAAGATTCCAGTTCTTCGATAGTTTTGGCCATAGCCAACGGTATTATATGGTCTATATCCCACAAATCTCTATTTTCCCATGACATGTTACCCCTAAATAGCGACTGTATATAGCTAAATGCCTCTTCTATGGAACATCCAAGCATTTTAAGGGTTTTTTTGAGATTTATCTTTCCCCCTAAAAGCTGCTGAAGTTCGAGACCTTAAATTGGATTCAAAATTGAATAATTTATCATTCTTTCTACGATTTTTTATGTACTGACCCTGATAGCTAACCCTTTCTTTTTTATGGTATAAGTAATAATCGTTCTGATAATCAATCCTTTGCTCCTTATGGGCTCCATAGTATTTATTGGCGTCTTCTTTTATCTTTTGGGCATTTTCTAAACGCCAAGCTTTATGGTATTCTTTTTGTTTTTCTTTATGTAACTCTCTGTATTTCAATATCTTTTTTATATTTTTCTTGTAACTTTTCTTGCCGCTAATCTTTCTGCAAGGTTTACATCTATCCTGTAATCCGTTAGGACGAGTAGAATTATGGCCAAATTCTTGGTTTTCTTTAATTGATTTACACTTATAGCATTTGGTCATATATATTATTTTTTGTTTTTTGCGTTTTTCAAAAAAAGTTCCAGTTTATCAATTCCATTATTATGATTGGATTCTGATTTCCCCATTTTTCCATAAAACACGCTAGGCTTGTCCATCGCACCACCCAATTTCTTGGGTTTGGCCGTCTTTACAACCGCTTGGGATCCAACCTTCATTGGACTGGCAGTGTTGCTGTTCGTAGGGCTTACAACCCCAGGAACCGGCGTTAATTGGGTTTGCTTTAAGCCGCCGATAGCAGATTTCACCAATTCTTCTGCTTTTTGTAGAACGATTACAGCCACTTCTTCTGGAGTGTATTGCTTAGGCATATATCGATAAGATTAGTTATTCTTCATCCTTGTAAGCTATATCGGCTAATGTGCTCCAATTAACTGTATTCAAATCTTCAAATGTATCTGTTATATTGCTTATAATTTTAAGTCCACCAATATAACCTTCGCCTTCAGATACAGGAGTTCCATCTGGTTTGGTAGTAGAGGTGCCACCTTGACCCAAGACAGCAGTTTCAAGTAATCTATGTGGTTGATTGTACCATCTATTTTCCACTTGACCGGTAATCTCTATATCCCTAGACCATATTACTTGACCTGCGTCAGAATAATCTGGATTGGGATACATTTGACCACTTGAAATAAGACTTTCTGCGTAACCATCTTTTTCTAACAGTGCTTGGCGGTATCTAAGTAAAGAATAGGTTGTAATTGCATGAAGCCAAAGCAAAGTCTGTTGATCCATAGCATTGCAGGTAATTTTGTAGTTTTCCTTCATGAAGGTATGACTAATTCTAGTTTCATAGAATTGAAATTCTGAAAGGACGCCATATTTTGCTGCTGTTAGACTCAATCCTTTAAATAAATTAATTGAATTATTCAAACCAATACTTTGAATCGAATAGCCAGTTCCTGTAGCAGGATCTACAAGAAGCATGCCAGGACTGATATTAGTAAAATCAATGGTAGAAGAGAAAGTAAATGCACCAGAAGTCGGATTATACGAGCCAGGAATCGGTTTGATTATATATGGGATTTGTTTATTGATATTATTTGGCATCAGTCTAACTTTTTCAACACTTAAGTCTCCCATGTGTTTCATGTCAGCTTTTTCATTGCTATTACCAATTTGAATTACTACACAAGGAAATTCCATTTTATCGTCCCTATTGGACATAAAAGTGTACACCCTATTATTGGCAAACCATTGCTTACATGATTCGATTTGGCTGCCGTAACGTTCACGCAGATATTGATTGGAAAGAGTGTCTCCTAATATATCGTCTAGAAGCCAAGGATTTTTTTGAATATCCTCAAGGCCTAGTTCGATTGCAGTGCGAATTCTTATATCGCCAAAAAATAAAGACATAATTATCTACTTCCGTATTTAGACATCAAAGATGGTAAAATATCTTTTTCCCATCTATCTTCAGCCCATTTCTTCGCTTCTTCGAAGAACTTTTTACCTTCTAGCCCTGGATGAATCCATTTACCGTCTTGACCTTCTTTAACGGTTCTAAAGGTTGTTATGCTTCTTTTTACGCTACCATCATCTTTTTTGGTTTGATAAATGGATAGCCCATGCAACACTGGAGTATTTCCTCTTCCTGGGATCCCACTCTCTATATCAAATGAATGTAATTTACCTATCCTTGGACTTCCTGTCTTCGGATCTATTTCTAATTTTTTGTAAGGAATATCTCTTTTTCTTAATTCAGATTTTACTTTCTTTATAAGTTCTTGTTGATATTTTAGTTTATCATCATTACTACTTAATTCAGATGCTACCTTTCCCTGATCAAAAGCTACGATTCTGTATTTTTTACCATCCTTGCCAGTTTTAATTTCCCCTTTACTCCCAGGTTTTTTGGTATTCAAAAGACCCTTCTTCATATCGAAATTGTCAGGCAATCCTTTTTCAATCCACTCAGCATCTGCTTTTAAAGTAATCTCCCATAAATAGTCATCAATTTTTTCGGCTTGAGATAGATTTTCTAAATAAATTTTACGGCTGGACTTTAATTTATTTTGTGCTTCCTCTACAATATGGGTTTGGGTATCTACTGCAAGTCCCTTTACTGATTTCTTTAAATCAGACACTACTTCTTTCTTGAAGTTTTCAAGAAATTGGGTAAGTGCCGATATATCTAAGGTGACTTTAAAATCAGGCATATTAACCTTTTATAGGTACTCCATTTGGACCTAAGACTCTACCCTCTTTCATATCGATGAAACGGACTCGACCGTTTTCGTCCGTAATCTTCTTCTGGCCCTTTCCATTGACGCCACCCTCAGGAATAGGATTTGCGGCAAGATGAGTAGTGGTATGTTTTGCAGATAGTTTGCTAGCAGGAATGGGTCCGGCTAGCCCTGATTTTTTGGGTCTGGGGCGGCACCCTCCATAGGAGCCGCTTTTTGTTGCATAGGTGCTGGTTTTGGAGGAGACTGTTGTTGAGCAGGCGCAGTAGGTGCAGGCGCTGAATTAGGAGATGTAGGCGATGGTTCAAGGCCTAGTAATTTACAAAGTTCAATCATTGATTTTAACATTTGAATACAAGAAGTGTACAGGCCTTCATTTTGCTCTCTTGTGGCCTCCAACGATTGCTTATTGGCTTTAAATTGTTGAAGAGTTTGCGATACCATATTAACAACTTTTTCTCGTTGTATCTGATCTTGATTGTCTTGTAATCCACCTTGCAGAACACCCATCATATCTGGTTGTTCATCACCACCTTGTGAATCGCCCATGACCTGTTCTTCTCCAGGCATAGGGCTATTAGGATCACTAACTGCTTGTGTATCTTGCTGAAAATCCTGATCTTGGTCTGAAATATTTTGTTTTTGTGCGTCTCCAAAATTCGACTTCACAGAAACATTGTCTTTCATTGCATCGCCTTGCGGCATCTCAGTATTATCTATTTGTCCGGCTTCCTGAGTAGGATCTGCATTTCCTTGACCAGGTTCTTGATCTAGTAAATTAAGTACTTCTTCAGCCGTTTCGTGTCCTTGCAAATTAGGGTCTTGTTGGCCATTTTGTGCTGGATCGCTTTCAACTGCATCTCCATACATTTCTTGACACTGAGGGCAATTTTCTGGGTGTTCTGCTCCCATGTCTTGAGCTTCTACATTTGATTGGTCCTGATCATACTCAGCACACCAAGGACAGTCACATGTGTCCTCGTGTTGTGGATTTGCTTGAGATCCAGTAATATTTTCTGTTTGACAATAAGGACAATCATCAATGTGACCGGTTTCTTGATTAGACTGGTTGTATTCTTGACAAGCGGGGCAGTCATCGTGCATACCGGCAGTGCCGTCAGCATTTTCTTGTGCGTCAAGATCTTGACAAAAAGCGCAATCATCTGTACGGTCATCTTCATTATCGTGATTGTGTTCTTCAGCATCTTCATCGTTTTTATGGATATCGCAAAGCTTGCTTTTGTGTAAGTTACAATATTTTTCGGATTTCTTATGATCCAGCATGTGGTTGTCCAAATGACGAGCAGTGGCGCTTATGGCCGATGCCTTTTCATGTAGCCCTTTTGCGTGGTCTTCATGTCTTTTTTGATTTCCTTGTCTCCACGCCTGTCTTTTTTCTGGATTTGCATTTATTTCTTTGTCCCTAGCCCAATCATCAGAACTTTCATGTCCAGTTTCAATAGGGGTTGTAGCAGTAGAGTAGGCTCTATGCATATCATGCATTGCCTGGTGCCCTTCTTGATGGGGGGTACCCCTACCTTCATTCCATGCAATTTTTTCATGTTGTCGTGCTAATCTAGAATGAGTAGGAGAATCCAGCCCCATCATTCCTTCATGGGTAAGTTTGGGCTTGCTATCCCCTAATTTAGGCCCTCTAGGTTTTTTGGTAGCAGTTTTCTTGTCCACCAATTGAGCATCCGCTTTATGTAAATTACATAGTCCCATAAGTTCACTCTTTTCCAGATAGGCCTCAGCAAGTTTATATTCCTCTTGTGTTGCCCTTTTTTCTCTGACTCTTCTTTTGGCTTTTTTAATATCTTCTTTGATATATTTATTGAAATAAACAATTCTATTTTTGCCACGAAGTTTCGCAACCAATAGGGCGGTGCCAGCCTCTGAAAGATTTTTCCCTACTCCAGCAGAAATAGTGTACCCAAATGATTTTTCGACACCGCTTCTTAATTCTTTTATTTTCTTTCTAGACTCTGGAGGAATAGCCATTGTAGCTTCATCTCCACCACCAGAAATTTTTGCTCCGTCATTTTGCTTGCACCAATGATCAATATATGCTTGGGCCGCATCAATACGGCCAGAAACTTTATGTAGTTCTTCAACATCGTTAGCAATTACGGCCCGACCTACTAGTTTTCCAATGCCATCACCATCGACAGCTATGTATAGCATCCCTGGCTTAATCTTTTCCATTTGTTTTCCTCAAAGTGTCCAGGAGCATTTGAATATTTTCTTTATCCCAACCACGAGAAAATCTTATCTGAATACTTTCTTCTGATTTCTTAATCCAAATTTTGCTATACTGATCTTGGCCATAGCACAAACAACAAGAAAAAGACCCTTGGCCAAAAATGGTTTGTCCGCAATCAGGGCAGTTGATAGTTTCGGATTTAGCAATTTCAATTCTATGTTCTTTTGGTTTTTTCTTTCGTTCCAAAAATGCTTTTAATGGAGAACCTTTTTCGGGAGACTCTTCTTTTTTGGCCATATCTTCTGCCTTAAAATCCAATTTTTTTTTAGGTGCTTCTGCAAAATTGGGCTCTTTATTATTTGCAATTGAATCGGCAACTTCCATGCCATTAGCCATTCCCTGGAAATACTCACCCGACTGCGCAGATTGATGGGCAATTTTTGTTACATCCGAAATCTGTTCATTTTTCTTATGTTCTTTGGCTAAAGCTTCATTGAGCCTATCCATCATAAGTTTATTAAGAGCGTCTCTTTCAGAAATTTTATTCTCAACTACGCGACTAACCAAAGAATGAAGTTCCATTCTTGCATCGATCAATTTTTGTATTTTGGCTTCAGCATGTTCCGTTGGCTCAATAGTCTCTTTTTCTAATTTTTCTAATTCGTAAAGTTCGAATGTAGATAGTAGGATGATACCAAGTCCAGGAATTGATCTATTTTGAAAACTGTAAACTAATTTATTGTTGTCATAGACAGATCCCGTATAGTCATCGGCAGCATTCTTGTTTGCACTAACACGAGCGTTTTTGCCAAATGGAAGTTGAAGTTCTATACTGGTATTGAGTGGCATCGGTGTCAAAGCGCTAATGAGCAATGACATGACAAATCTTGGAACCACCTTCAACCCAATACGAATCTCTTCAGGGTCCAATACAGAATTGGATCCGATCTTGTATAGATCTGCAGATTTAGCTAAAGATTGTAGAAAATCTTCATCTAAAATCTTATTAAGAGATAGGTTGTGTATTGTTTGCATTTTGTTGTGCGTATGGTCCTGTTTCTTGTGCGATCCTAGTAGGGTCTTCCATTATGTAAACTAAAAGGGTATTGGCGCTAGTATACACATACTGATTGTTCCCCGCAGATAAATAGGTCCATGCATTTGGAGGGCATGCTACTCCAACATTACCATTTGCATCTGTTGCACCGGCTGCTAAGGCGGTGATTGTAGAACTCCCAATAGTAACTGACCCCAAAGTACCGTTATTGTAAATTGCAAGATTTGCGCCAAGAAATGGAAGTGCCACTTTTGCAGAAGCATCAGTTGTATACCCACCAGCGATTTGGATTGGCAGAAGTCTAGGTCCAACCGTAAGCGATTTTTGTCCACCAGACGATGGATTGTATTCAACAACCTTAATTTGGTCTGGATCCTGTAAAGAATTGTTGTCTATTACCCGGTTATTTTTTGCCATAAAAGTCCTCTATTGCTATATATCACTATAAGATTGCTAAGTTTAGTCCGTTCCAAGGTCATCTTCCGAAATGTTTACCATATCGACACTAATGGACCCAGGGCCTGGTTTAATTGAATCCAGGGGCTCTTGGACTGCCCTATTTGGGGTTTTCGATTGGGATTGATTCTTGGGATCAGGTCTATTTTGAGAGTGGTAGACATACTCGCGTTGAATTATAGCGTAATAGGCCATTCTTTCGGGAACCCTAACGCCACCTTCAGTTACGTTACTCATTCTAACTTCTTTAGGGATTTCAACTACATAGTGGTATGCTTTATACAAATATCTTATTGAATAGACATTCCCTTTACCTGTTTTTGGATCAAAACCTGGATTCTTACCGCCATCCATCCAATTAATACTACCATCACTACTTACGCAGTAATCAAGTCCTTGAGAATATTGATTATTTTTACTATCTATAATCGGAACTTCAAGTTGAATAATTGGGAACATGGGGACATTTGGTCCAACTTCATATGTCATTTTTTGATAGTACGATACGCTTACATTGGCAACAGGATCAGAAACATAAAGCCTATCTCCAGGAGCTAAATATATCCTATTTCCATCATCGACTGGGGCTCCATTAACCTGCACTCCTACAGATTTCGCTTTATTGTAAAATCTTGGTAAAATTAATCTACTAACGGATGGATCTACTATGCCGCCATCGGTTCTTGTTTTTTTAGTATCGTTTTCTACTTCACAAGCAGTAAATACCCCAGCACAAAAGTAAAGCATTCCATTTGATGTCAATACATCAAGTCCATCACGTCTATAATCGCCACGATCCTTTAGGCCAATAGGAGAAGGCATAGCTTTCCAATGACTGTAGTCAATTCCTTGTCCTGTGACAAAGGCATCGTCGCTTATTAAACTGAATGAGGTTTCAACTAGAGGGCACCACGCATTGATGGCCTGAAGTTCTTCCCCTTTTGGGGTTCTATTGCTCATTTACTTTCCTTAACAAGCCGTTACTTATTTCTTCTAATTTCTTATCTGTTTTGTCGTACATATTAACTAAATTTTTAACTATCTCATTTACTTCGAAATTTTGTTTTATTTTTTCTAGATGTCTTTCCATCTTAAAACCTTCTAGATTATTATTTGCTTTAAACTTAAAGTCCAATTTGCAACTAGTTCCACTACTGCAAAGCCTGTCCAATTCTTTTAAGAAAAATGGAATTTTAGAATCCATAGGGCTATAACTTACAAAAACCTCTTTAGCGCCAACGATCTGGCGTTCCAAAGGCTCATTTGGATCAAATTCATGTTCGTGATCACTACAAATAATTTTAACGCACATATTATAAGACCTTTACACCTTTCAACCCAGAACCTAGGGCTTTTTCGCTAACTGCGCCACTGATACCAGAAACGAACTCTTTTGGCAGCTTGTAAGCATCAATTACAAGTTGGTTATTTTTAATAGAAGAATTTATAGTAGCGACCTTAATGTTTAGTTTGGTAACATAAAAATCTACGCTATTACCTTCTTGTACAGAATAAATATCGTGTCCAGATTTACGGAGATCTTCTGTTAAAAAATGAGAATGACTTTCAGCGCTGAATTTCAAGCCTTCACTTTTCATAATTGGTGGATGATAGTTTGGAAATTTTTGTTCGATTGAATAGCAGAGAATCGCACGGTGAGAAGCCGCCCCAAGCACAGTATCTTGACCTTTATGGTCGGTCACTGTAGCTAAATTTAAGCCACCTTTAGTACACACCAATTTTACTTGATTGCCGTCGATTGTTCCAAATGGTTCTGTAGAGGAGATATCATTTTCTGAGATTTTCATATTACTTTTCCTTACTGTACGCATCTCTAATCTTTTTGACATAGGGATGATTTGAAATAGAATTTGCATTGTTCTTCTTGGTACCAGTTATACCTTGATTCCAAGCAAAAGCCGTTTGATCGGGGTTATTTTTAAAATTGTGCTCTATGTGGGCTAGATGACGATCTGCTATTATTTCTTCAAGACCTTTGTTATCCTGCATAAATCTGTGCAATTGAGGACCCTTTAATGTCAGGGCCTTCCCATATTTTGCTTGAAGGTCCTTGTGTCCCTTAATAGTATCTGTAATGGTGTTAGGCATTAAAGCCCATTTACCATAAGCCTGACCTTGAGAAGTAGGAGCGTGGTTTGTATTTTTCCCACCACTTGATTCTACTTGCATGATAGCATTTAGCATTTTTTTGTGATCGTAATTATTTTGATGGGCTTGCATGTCGGGAGAATTTTTGATATTCGAAGTATGATTAGTGCCTCCAGCTAGCGCTGCTGCCATGCCCAATCCTATACCGACATTTTTTAGTGCGCCTTTTTCTAGGACTTGTTCGGACTTATTGACGGATAATTTTGCGGTATAGTCGCTCTGATCAGGAAATTGGGGTTCAGCACTATCTGATTGATGATGGTAGGTTTTTAGCCTCTTAGGACCCTTTTTCAATTCTGCATTACCAAATTCAATTCCTGCTTCCTTTGCGGTTTTAGCGCCAGAGGATTTAATTTTGTCATGCATATCTTTAGGAACACTGATATGGGGTGCCCATTCACGTTGTTCAGGAAGTCCCATATGTGCAAATTTACCATGATGCTCTTTCATTTTCTCTGCAGAATTACCTTTTAATGTAATGACAAAAACATCCGATCCATTACGATCTTTAAATTGGTTTGGTTCTATCTGAGTATTTTTTGCATCAGGAGGATTCAATGGAAGGTGTTTGGCCATGTTATGAATTTCGTGAGCGTGATCTTTATTTGCGTCGAATTCTTTGATGGTAGAATGGTATGGGATACCATTATCTGACCTACAATCTTGACCATTAATCTTTACTGGATATAGTAAAATCAACCCTTTATTGGCTTGTTCAGCATATTGGGCAGGATTTTCAGATTTATTTATTAAATTACATTCCATAAAATTAAATATTCGATACCAAGAATTTAGTTGCAAAAGTAGCTTTTACTTTACCAACCAATTCCATTTTTTTCTTTTCTAATTGTTCGATGTAAGGAAGGTACATTCTAGGGCCAGGTCCAGAAGATGATTGGCTGATACCATCCCTACTCAATGACTGACTTGTAGTCAGAAACAGATTAGTGATCACAGAGAGCATATTAATGGCAGCAATGGTTCCCACTAAATCATTGATCACTGTAGGAAACTGACCTTCAATTTTTGAAACACCGGTCTGATAAACAATTTGCCAAAATCCAGGAACAAAAGTAAGTGAACTAAAAACATTCAAATACGGAATACCACCGTAAGCACCAACTCCGCCGCCACTAGCAACAGAGTAGGCACCTAGAATTGGTACTACGTTAACAATACCTTTAGCAAAGTTACTAGGCTCAAGCCATTCAGGTGGAATTTTAAAAACCGCATACCCATCACTACTAACAATTTGAACGCTTTGTACAGCCAAGATAGGATTTTGTTCTGTTTTTAAATAAATGAAACTTTTGTAGAGAGCGATATCGAATGGGACCTTATCAGTAAACTGTTCTCTGCTTAAAGTAATCTTACAAAGCATTTCGACTTCATTAATAGCCAGACCAATTTGGTCTTTAACGTCTTCAGCACTGTAAGAATCACCATTTGGAAATGCCAAGGGAATCCCTTTGAGATAACGAGAAATCAATAATTGTGGAGTAAGAATAGGCTCACATCTACTCAATAGACCAGACGATTTACTCATGTGGACTGGATATGCAGCAGAATAGAATTGCTTATCCTTATCGAAATTCGGAGGTTGAGGAGTGCCGTCTAATGGACCAGATGTAGGTTTAGGAACCGGCTCATAAGGAGCTTGTTGTTCTACATATGGTGGTCCTGGCTTAAATGGAGGATTACTCATTAGCAACATCCCTGATTGGTTTGTTCAACCGCTAACATATTTGTAACGGTCCAAGTCCAAGTATTTATGCCTTGAGTTAAAGTAAAGATAACGTTTCCGCTAGAAGGTCCATACCCAACATTTGCATATCCTGGAATATTAAAAGACCAAACAGAAGCATCATTGGGATCGGGGGTGCCTGTATAAGTAAGTGTTTTTCCAATGCTTAAACTAGGAAAAGTAATAGTCATGCTGATTGGCTGATTGCTCGTACCCACTCCTGCAATATATCGTTGGGGATAGTTTTGAATAGCAGCATTGAAGAAACCGCCATTTAGAGCAGAAAATGGAGCTTGGGTACTAGTAATATTATCTAAGTCAAATAGTTGATAATAAAGGGTATTCGGATCCGATGCCCTTATTGTCCACTGACTTGTTTCTTGGAAGTCATTGATATTGCTAAAGTTTATAATTGGTACGGAGGTCAATCTCATTTTAAATACCTCAAAAAAAGTAGTTCTCTAACTTATAAGATTGCATAAAAAGCTTGAAAAAGACATTTTTCGTGTTATTATCTATTCTACAATCATAGAAGGAGATTTAAATGCTTAAAGTAGAATTCGAAGGTACAGATGGCGCAGGAAAGACAACCGGCCTTAAATATTTCATTGAACAGGCCAAGAAACGTGGTTTTTCAGTAACCGAAACCCGCGAAGTGGGCAATCCGCATATTCCAGCATGTGTGAAAATGCGGGAATTAGTTCTTGACCCAAATAGTAACCTAAGCGGCGAAGCAATGGAGCTTGTTTTTTCCGCAATGCGATTCGAAAATGATCGATGGTTAAAAACGGTAAATTCACAGTTAGTCGTATCTGATCGTGGATGGTTGAGTCATCTTGCCTATACCGATCATAATGTGGACGAAGATTTTACTAAGAATCTTTATGAGCGTTTTGTAGGACTTGAAACCCAGTTACCCGGCGCAGTTATTTATTTTGATGTTAGTACAGATACAGCCCTTAAGCGTCGCAATAATCGTGGCACTTCCGATGTTATTGAGATGAAAGGTGTACCTTTTCAAGAGAAAGTTCGATCTTCTTTCGAAAAACATCTTAATCAATATGGACAGTTCATGAAAGTATTTCGAGTTAATGCGAATGGTACTATTGACGAAGTACGACAAGAACTAGACGGTATTCTAGATAAGATCGCAACACTACCCCTATAAGACTTTTCTACTTTTATGACGATTTTCGGATCTAGTAATAACTCTTAGATTCCAAGGTACATGAAGACCTTTTCTGTCTTTGCCCATAACAGGTTCTATATGATCGACTTCATGTGGTATTCCGGTACTTTGTGTTAACTTTGCAGCTTCTATATAAAAAATCTCTATTTGGGTCCAATGATCTTCTGTCAACCATTTAGGTGTAGCGGCTCTTTTTTGGGCACGTCTCCTAGCAGTCTTTGCGTTAGATTTTCCTGGATTATTTTTCCTGTATTCCTGATCGTATATTTTTAATTTTTCTTTCCTTCTTAATGTCTGAACTGCACGTTTTTGTGATGCTAACACAGGATCTTTTTCTTTTTTTGCTCTTCTTCTTAAACGGATCTTTTCTAGGTTTTCTTTTTGCCATTCCCTTGAATCGGAGTTATGACATTTTTTACAGATAGCTCTAAGTCCATCTTTACCAAATTTGGCTTTTCCAAAATCTTTGAATTCTTTATTTTCTTTACAAGCAGTACAGGCCTTCATATATATAAGATTATCTCACCCATATACAAAAGTCAATAGAAAACGAACACAAAAAAGCCCCCATAGAATTAACTATGGAGGCCCTTTAAATCAATGATGTTTAAGTCTTAGGTGAAAAGTTGTCCTTGAAGATTTTCAACGATAGCGTTCTTACGTGGAGCTTCTACTGCGAGAGTAGTCCAACGATAGAAAGCGTTATTGATTGACAATTGACTAATACCTAATTGGATTTTTTTGAATCCGCTTAGCTCACCTAAATGCATCGTGTCTTTTTGAATCAAGAAACCGGTTAAAGCACCTGGAGCCAAGTTACCAAGGTCGGTGAAAGTAGCACCGCTTGGAAGAGCAAGAATATTACCGATAAAGAGTGGTCCTGGAGCAACGTTTGCAGCCACACCAGCAGCAGTACGATAAACGCGGTAGTAAAGAGCACCGGCAACTGCACCGATAGCAACTGATACTTTATTTCCAGCGAGAGCAGGAGTAACAGTTGTTACAGCAGAAGTTGGGCCTTCGCCGAAAGCGTTAACTGCAGCAGCTTGGTAGCTATAAGCAGCAGCTTGGAGGAGTGATCCAGCAGCGCCACCGTCAGTAGCAGTTGCTGTTGGAGCAGCAGGAGCGCCTACGATAGATTGGTTGATAGGGCTAATTTGCTTACGCAAGTACTGAGACATTTCCATGGTGATTGCACCGCTAGAAGTCCATTGAGTACGTAAGTGAGAACCAGTAGCTTCTTGTGGGCTACCAGCAAGAACGATACGTTCTTTAGCTTGGCTAATTTTGTTGTAAGCAGAGAGAGAAGAAGGATCAAGCATAAGTTTGTCAGCGCGACCCATGTTAAGGGCAGAACGAACTGAAATATCTTCAATCAATGATTGGGTGAGGGCTGCGCCACCTGCAGAGAACACTACAGTTGCACTTGAACCGTATGATGCGAACATGAGATCTTGTCCATTGCGCTCATAGTCAGAAGCACGAACTTGAAGATCAACACCGCGCATATTTGGCAATGCAGGTACTAACGCTGGGTTACCATCGAAAACACCTTGGTTAGAGAAATCTGAGTTACCTGCGAAAAGGTCGAACTCGATATCTTGAGCCAAGTTAAGAGCTGCGTCTTGTGCTTGGCGCTCTTCAGCAGAAACTTTATCGAAAGTTTCAACTGCGTTAGCTACCAGTGAATGCTCACGAGTATCAACGTAGTAAGCCATTGGAATTACGAGACGAGCTGCTTGACCAGTCTTTTTGGCTCCGAGCATACCTTCGTATGCAGCAGATCCACCGAAACGACCTACAGACAACTTGCGGTTGTACTGATAAAGGTTGCTTTTTGCAGGACGACTGTCCAACATTTTTTGCAATTTGATGGTTTCTTCAGCAGCAGTCACGTTTACCATAACTGGCGCTAAATCTTCGATTTGGTAAGCTGCACCTTGTACTAAAGTACTAGGGGCTGCATTATAACTGCCTGCTTCCAATGCTTTCATGAGGCCCTGAAGTTGTTCTAACATTTTGTTTCTCCTTGTTTCCTAAATTTTACCCCTGCTTACTTAAGCAGATGGCTAACCTTTTCAATGTTTTTTGTAAAGTAGTAGCTGTTAATGGCATCTCTATCTGACTTAGAAAGAGACTGATCTTTCGCTTTAGCTAGAAGCTTGGAATCAATTTCACTCTTAGAAAGTGGCTTTTCCTTCGTCATGCTTTCGGTTTTAGCGATAACATCCAACGAAGTGATTGCTTTTCCTGCAGGAGCCGCTTTCTTTACAAATTCTTTTAAGAAAGTTTCTACTGCGTCTAAGTTCTTTTTAGTGGCTTCCGCTTCAGCTTTAGCAGCCTGAAGTTCTGATTTTAAAATCTGAACTTCTTTAACTGAAGTGGTGTCAACTTCTAGAAATTTTTCAGATTTCTCTAAAGCTTGAGTTCCGCTTGCAGGAGCCGTTTTTTTGCTAGTTGCTTCACCATCATGAGGACCACCATTAGGGCGATATTCGCCTTCTTTGCTGTCTTCCATTTCGGCTTTTGCCATTTCATTTTCGCTCATCGACATAGCCATTCCGTCCATACATTTACGGATACAATCGTGGTGAGCCTTTAATTCAGATCTAGGCATTGAGCTATACATAGAATGCATATGCGCCATGTCTTCATCGTCGTAACCATGATCTTCACCTTGAGCAGGATTCGCACCAGCTTGTTGTTGATGTTGATCTTTAATGCCTTTATCTGCGTGGCTTTCGCCTTCCATCGGTTTTCCAGATTTATCCGCAGAAGCTTCTTTTTTGGCATCATTGCCTTCTTGCTTTTGATCTGCAGAAGCATTGCGGTTATCGTCTGATTTTCCGCCTTCTTTATTTTCACTAGCGCTAGTTTTTTCGTCTTTAGCGCTATTTTTCTTGTCATCGGCCATGCCGTTGATTTTCTTGTCTTTAGGCTGCTCGTCTTCGTTTTTGGATAAACCCAAAGACTGTTCAGCTTTAGCTAAATGAGATGTAAATTCTTTCGTTACATCCTCAATTAGGCTGCTAAGTTCTTTTTCAGTATACATAGTTGTAGTCTCCTCTTTCTATGTCTACTATTAGGTGTTACCTTTGAAGCCCCAGTCAAGGTCCTTAATAGTTTGAACAGGAGAAGCTGCATTCACAGCCGCTTCCGTAACAGCAGTTCCGTTAGCAATAGCATATTCAGAAACAACGCAACCAGTGCGAGCGATCTCGAATAAACAAGTTGAAAAATCTGCAGTAGAAGGAATTGGAGCACCAGCACCGTTTAATTCGTAAGCTACTTGAGCGAGGGTTGGAGTGAATGGGAGGGTTGAATTTCCGAAAATGTCTTTAGCACCAACATCGATGTTCATCAAACGAATCCAAACTACTGGATTACTTTCAGTAGCAACTCCGTTATGGGAAGCGATGATGATAGGGTATCCGTTTTCATCTTGTGATTGGGCGATAGTATTGATCGTTGAGCTATTGCTGAAACGAAGGGAAAGGCGGTCTGCTAAGTCTCTTGC